TAAAAATGCTGGGTGGAATTTTGAATGGGATCATTCTGAAACATCTCAATTTACAACGTATAATAAAAATCAATTTTATGATTGGCATACAGATGGAAGCCATAATGTTTATGAATCTATCAACCCAAATTATGTTGGTAAAATGAGAAAACTTTCTGTAACTGTTTCTTTATCTGACCCTAAAGATTATAAAGGAGGAGATTTACAATTTGATCTATCTAACCCTAAACAAAAAAATAAAAGAATAATTACAACTGTTGAAAATATTAAACCACAAGGTTCAATTGTTGTATTTCCTTCTTTCCTTTGGCATAGAGTAACACCTGTAACAAAAGGGACTAGGTACAGTTTAGTTATATGGAGCTTAGGTAAACCATGGAAATAAATTTTAAAAAAAATAAATACTGTATAATTAGAAATGCTATTTCAAAAGAGTTGGCTGAATTATGTTATAATTACTTAGTATTAAAAAGAAAAACTGCTAAGACTTTAATAGAAGTTAAATACTTTACACCTTTTGAAAATATATATGGAACTTGGAATGATCCTCAAGTGCCTAATACTTATTCAATTTACGGTGATGTACTGATGGAAGTTTTATTAGATAGATTGACACCAACTGTTCAAAAAAATACAAAATTAAAACTGTCTCCAAATTATGCTTATGCTAGAATATATAAAAAAGACGACATACTTCATAAACACAAAGATAGATTTAGTTGTGAAATATCTACTACAGTATTTTTAGGTGGAGACACTTGGCCTATATTTTTAAACCCTGATTTAAAAGAAGGTGTTGAAAAAAAAGAAGGAGATAGATTAATTTATGTAGCTTCTAAAAAAAGAGGGAAAGAAGTAAATTTAAAACCTGGAGACATGTTAATATATAGAGGCATGGAATTAGAACACCACAGAGAAACGTTTAAAGGCAATAACTGTGCTCAAGTTTTTCTTCACTACAACAATATGAAAACAAAAGGATCTCAATTAAACATATATGACGGTAGACCTCATTTGGGTATACCATCAGAAATAAAGGTTAAAAGATGAGGATAGCAGTAATAGGAACAGGAACTGTTGGAGTAATGACTGTTTGTCATTTTCTACATTATTCAGCAAACATGGATTTACACATAGATTGTATACACAATCCAAGTAAAAATATTTTAGGTATTGGAGAAAGTACAAACATACAAGTACCAGATGTTTTATTTAAAGCTGCAAACTACAACGGTTTTGAAGATGCAGATGAGTTAGATCTTACAATTAAACACGGTGTTATGTACAAAGATTGGAGAAAGAAAGATTTTTTAAGTCCTATCGTTCCACCTTCTTATGCTTTTCATTTTAATAATTTTAAACTTAAAGATGTTATTTTTAAAAGGTTAAAGAAATATCATAAACGTAACTTTAAAGAAATTAAAGGAGACGTTTCATCCATTAAACAAAACAATAGAGAGGTTACACTAACTGTTGATAAGAAAAAATTAAAGTATGATTATGTCATAGATTGTTCTGGATACCCTAAAGATTATTCTGATTATAGTATACCTGATTTTTTACCTTTAAATCATGCTCTAGTTCATTCAGTAAAAGAACCCGGTAATTGGAATTATACATATCATCAAGCAACTAAAAATGGTTGGATGTTTGGCATACCTTTAAAAACAAGACAGGGTTGGGGTTATCTTTTTAATGACAACATAACAAAAACAAAAGAAGCTGAAGAAGATATATCAAAAATATTTGGCACAAAAAAACTAAACTTAAAACAATTTAAATTTAAACCATATAGAGCAAATAATGTTTTAGATAATAGGGTTATTAAAAATGGTAACAAAGCTATTTTTTATGAACCTATGGAAGCTTTATCTAGTGTTGTCTATGATAATATAAATAGAATGTTTTATGATTATATTCTAGGTCAATTAACAAAAGACGAAGTTAATGATAAATTTAATTCAATGTCTAAGCAATATGAAAATTTTTTGTGTTTTGTATATCATGGGGGTTCAATATTTAATACTCCTTTTTGGAAAGACACTATTTCTAAAACAACTAACCACTTGAAAAAAAACGAATCTTGGAATAAAACAGTAGAGTATATCAACGACCCAACAACAATTGATATGTATCTTGGGACTAAAGTAGAATCATTTCCTTTTATTCCAAGGAGCTACAGGATAATACAAAAAGGATTAAACTATGAATATTTCAGATAGAGAAGAATTAAGTAAACAAATTTTTAAAAACACAAAGTTAGAAAACGAAGTCAATGATTTAAAAGAAAAATTAATGGCTGAAAAAATTCGCAATAAATCAGAACTAGCAATGAACGATGATTTAAAAAGAATTATAGAAACAAGTAAATTACAAATTAATTCTTTAAATAAAATTTTAGATCAGTATGCACAAAAAATAGTTTTCTATAGAAATCAAATAAATAGATTTTTAGACGAACAATAATAAAAGTTATTTGCCAGCACTAATAAAATCAAATACGATTGAATATCTCGGTCCTATATTTTTATAGATATTATTAGGTGTGTTTACAATTGAATGTTTAATTTTAGGGTCAAATATTAATAGTGAGTTTTCTTCTCCTGGAATAATAACCGAGTCTTCAATAATAGTTCCAAAGCAAGAAAGATTATTTTTTAAATAATATACCGCAGTAAATTCTGTTGGGTGAGTGTGGTTGATAAAACAAGAACTTTCTTTAGATACGTTTGCCCATGAACTATGTAGCTCTATGTTTTTGTTTATACTTAAAACTTTATCTTTAATCGCATTGTATAAAGTTTTCCAATTGTTTTTATGTTTCATAATATCGTATAAGTTATTATATGTTTGGTATTTAGGGACCTCTAAACATAAATTACCAGAATCAATTTGTTGGTCTATGTCTTTTATAAAAGATTTATTTGACAGGGTAATAAGATCTTTAAATAGATAAAATTTATCTGATAGTTTTATCTGCATGATCTATTCCATTTAACCAATTTTTAAAATTCCATTGTTTCCATTGAGCATATTGAAAATTAGTAGGAACACTTTTAATTACATCACTAGGGGACATTTTTTTAACTACCTTAATTATTTCTTCTATGTCTTGTTTGTCATGTTTATCCCAAAGTTTTTTTGAATGTTTCCAAAATTTAGTGTCGTAAGTAGAACCTTTTGAATAATGCCATAGTATAAAGTTTTGAACTTGTATTATATAATTCTTTATATTATTTACAGTGTGTTCTTTAGTACAGTTATTAAAAATATAATCAAAATAAAATCTACAAGACTTTATATAACCACCCATCGCTGTTGCTTCTAAGGGTTCGAGAAAAAATAATTTATTGCCGTTTAACAATACTCTATTATCTATAATAGGTTTTTTAACTACATACTGACTAAAGGGAAAAACTTTGTTTATCTTACTTACTTTAAATGTTTCTTTAAAATCTTTTGTAGCTTCTTTTACTGAAGTAATTTTATTATTAAAAATATAACCTAGAGAAGTTTTATCTGGTAGAGGTATATAAAAGCACCAACCATTTTTGTGAGCTATCGATCGTGTGTAGTCTACGTCATTTTCTTTTTTAGGAAGTGTTGCTAACAAAGCGCAATTAAGAGGGTTGGTTAAGGTGTCATATTTATTAAAGTTTTTAGGGGCACCTCTACAATCTATAATATAGTCAGCATCTATATCACTATACTTTTTTATATTTTCATCTGTTTCTTTAAAATTAATATCCAGGTTATTGCAAACAAAGTCTTGGAATTGTTTAGGTTCAAAATGTAAAGCGTATCTTCCTACAGGAAAATGGTGAAATATTTTTTTATTTTTTTTACCAAAATTTTCATACATAATACCTGTCTTAGTTGTTGTAGGAAATTTATTTAAATAACCTAAGTTAAATGTTTCGTATAAAAGATCTGGAAAGTCTAAAGTTGTCCCTTGTCCTGTAGGCACCGGAGGTATTGAAGAATCATATATTAATTCTATTTCAACTTTGGTATCAATAAAATTTCTATAGTGAGCAAAATGTGTGGCAGAGATACAACCTGCATTACCTCGACCAATAATTACTATTTTCATCAGTCAATAATATTTTGTTTAATTTCTTTTAAAATAATTTTTTTAAACTTAGCTTCTTTAAATCTTTTATATCTGTCTACCAAAGGTATAAACTTTTCCCAGATACCTGCTTTGGAACAAGTTTTTGTAATTCTATGTAATCTTTCAGTAAAATCAAATCTTTTTAATTGTATTTCATGCTCACTATCGAAATGAACATAAGCTATATCTTCATCTTTTTTTAATTTAAACTCATCTATATTATCCCATAAATTAAACTCCATGTTAATATTTCTAAACCATTTAGAAATATTAAAAGTTCCCGGTATTAATGAGCCATATTTTAAATGTGGACTATTAGAGAAATAAGGTGATGTTAAAGTCATTTGCACATCTTCTTCACAGAAGAAGACGTAAGAAGAGGACAGTTGAAACATCATATTATTTTTAAAATTAATCATGTGTGGAAAAGTAACGTTTAAAAAATTTTTAGAAATAGGTGTAAACTCACTATCTTTTATTTTGTAGTGACAATTCATAGGGGATTTTAATACAGCTATTCGAGAGGATAAATTTTTCACCGCCGGACAGTAAAAAATATTAGATTTTTTTTCAAGGTCTTTAGACATTCTTTTCTTTAAATCATTTCCTAAAATTGTAGGGTCTTTATATAAAATACTCCAATCGTGATGTAAGTCCATGTCAGCGGGGGCCCAATATATAGTTGTTTTCATTGTATTCTTTCTTTATATCGTATATAGAGCATAAAAAAGAACCTTTCAACACAAAAATAATAAGTTATAATGGGATTCTTATGCTACAAAAATTAGGATTTGCACCAGGATTTAATAAACAAGTGTCAGAAACCGGAGCCGAAGGACAATGGTTTGGTGGAGATAATGTTAGATTTAGATATGGAACACCTGAAAAAATAGGTGGCTGGGATCAGTTGGGTGCGGACAAATTAACTGGAGCTGGTAGAGCTTTACATCATTTTGACAATAATTCAGGTATTAAATACGCTGCTATAGGCACTAATAGTATTCTATATATTTATTCAGGGGGTACGTATTATGACATTACTCCTTTAAGAACATCTATTAGTGGTTGTAATTTTTCAACAGTAAACGGCCAACCCACAGTTACAATTACTTTTCCTTCTCCACATGGAATGGTTGCAGATGATATAGTTTTGTTAGAAGATGTAACTACTTTAACCGGATCTAGTTTTCAAACAACAGATTTTGAAGGTAATAAATTTATGGCAGCCACAATTCCTAGCGCTACCTCTATCACTATAACTATGGCATCAAATGAAACTTCTGCAACTACGAATAATGTTGGAAGTTGTAAAGCAAGCCCATATTATAACATAGGTCCTGAGCAACAGTTAGGAGGTTTTGGTTGGGGTACGGCAAATTATGGTGGGACTGCAAGCGGTCCTGCAACGACGACTCTGGCAACAGCTTTAACCGATACAATAACAACAGATATTGTTCTTACAAGTTCTGCTGCGTTTCCTCCTTCTGGAGAAATAAGAATAGGAACAGAAGATATTAGTTACACAAACAATGACACGGGAACAGGGATCTTAAGTGGGGGAGCTAGAGGTGTTAACGGAACAACTAAATCAACTCATACTGCAGGTGTTACTGTTACCAACATATCTGAATTTGTAGCATGGGGTGAGTCTTCTTCTGATGATGTAACTCTTGATCCAGGTCTTTGGGTTTTAGATAATTTTGGTACAAAATTAATTGCATTAATTTACAATGGACCTTGTTTTGAATGGGACTCGTCTCCTACTAACGCTACATCAACAAGAGCAACTATAATAGCTAATGCACCAACCGCATCAAGACATGTTTTAGTTTCTACACCAGACAGGCATTTAGTATTTTTTGGAACCGAAACTACAGTAGGAGATCCAAGCACTCAAGATGATATGTTTATAAGATTTTCGGATCAAGAATCTATTGATCAAACAAATTCGTACACTGTTACAGCGGACAATACAGCAGGTACACAAAGATTAGCAGCAGGTTCTAAAATTATAGGTGCTATTAAAGGTAGGGACGCTATTTATGTATGGACAGATACATCATTATTTTTAATGAGATTTGTAGGACAACCTTTTACTTTTTCTTTTGAACAAGCCGGAACTAACTGCGGACTAATTGGTAAGAATGCTTGTGTTGAAGTTAATGGAGCCGCTTATTGGATGTCTGAAAATGGTTTCTTTACATACGATGGTCAATTAAAATCAATGCCTTGTTTGGTTGAAGACTATGTCTACGACGATATTAATACAACTTCAAGAGATCTAATTAACTGTGGATTAAATAATTTGTTTACAGAAGTTAATTGGTTTTATTGTTCTAATGGATCTAATGTAGTTGATCGAGTTGTTACATATAATTATTTAGAGTCTAGTAGAGAAAGATCTATATGGACAACAGGGTCTTTAGCTAGAACAGCTTGGGCAGATTCGGCTGTATTTGATAAACCTCATGCATGTTATTATAGGAATGATGATAATGCATCTTACGATGTGGTAGGTAACACAAACGGAACTACAATATACTATGAACAGGAAACAGGGACTGATCAAGTAAATGCAGGAGGGGTCGTTACCGCTGTTCTTGCAAACATAGAATCAGGTGATTTTGATATTACACAAAAAAGAAGCACTACAGGAGCTGTTGTAGGTATGCCTGATCTTAGAGGAGACGGAGAATACATTGCAAAAATTAGAAGGTTTATACCTGATTTTATCCAACAGACCGGTGCAACTAGAATATCTTTTGTGACTAAAGATTATCCAAATAGTAGTGAAACTACTACAAATTTTGATATAACTAGTGCTACAAAAAAACAAGATGTTAGAATACGTGCGCGTGCAATCGCTTTTAAAGTACAAAATATAGCGGCATCGCAAGATTGGAAAGTGGGAACTTTTAGATTAGATATTCAACCAGATGGGAGAAGAGGATAATGGCTACAGACCAAGAGATACGAGACAGAGGTTTTAAATATGTCCCACAACAAAAATATTTACAAAATCCTTTTGAGTTACCTGAAGATCAAGAACCAGTAGTTGACCAAGGTATCGTTGCAACTAATGCTTTTACTGGCAGTGGCGGTTTTGATCCGTACAATGCTGACATGAGTCAGATAAGAACTGACTTTAGACCTGACTACGATTTTAGAAGATATTCAGAATATGGAGCTAATCCAAGTACAATGGATATAAAACAAATGGACATGAATCAAAATTATTTTAATAAACCAACTCCTTCAGGAATACAACAAGCAATGTTAACTGCAGCAGGTTTCATACCAGGTGTAGGCACAGCAATAAAAGGTGCACAATTTTTAGGTAATGCTTTAAAAGGTGTAATGCCTGTAAACCAAAGAGCGATTATGGAAAACCAAGCAAGGGGTGCTGGTATATTTACAGATAACATAGGCAGAATTGTTACCGATGATTATAATACTGCTGGTGGTATTATGGCAGGATACAATCTTAATAAAATAGATGCAGATTCATTTCAAAAACGAAGAGATACAATTAATGAAAAAATGAGC